TGCTCAAAAGAACAGCAGGATCAGGTGAAGCTCTGATCCTGCTGTTTTTACCGAAGCGTGGATAGTACCTTCCTACGTGACGGGGGTGGGGGGCGTAGGCATTACGGACTTGAAACGCTCGGCTGCTGCTGCGTTCTTCATGGAGAACCCACCGGGGCCCTCGCGAACAAATTTGGCTGAAGTCTTGCCGCCCAAGTGACCGACGAGACCCTCATGCTCATGACCACCGTGGGGAACAATGTCGAAGTCGGCATGGTGTGCCTTCAGGACATCGAGCATGTGATGCTTCGCGTGGTTGATGTGGTGGTGAGCGGTGAACAGATTGTCTAGTTGTGTGGCATTGTTGGCAATGAATTCATTGTGTGAATCGAGTTCCTTCTGTTGGGTCTCTGGTCTGACTTTCCTCTTCGCAACGAATCCACCGGCGAAGTCCTTGAGGTCTTGGATCGATCTCTTGCCACTGGTCCGAGCCATCAGGTTGGAATATCCTTGGAGCATACCATGGAACTTCTTGTTCTCTGGGATACGACTGGCAAATGCCTTTGTGTCTTCGTCACCCAACAGTTCCTCTGCCTGTCCGATGTGCTGTGCGATAGAGTCTCGTCGGTACGGGCTGACGTTGAACTCCTTCCCAGTCAGGGACAGCTCAGGAGCGTGGGAGAGTGGTCCCTTGAGCTGCTCATGATCTGGTTCGTTACTCGTCTTGACGAGATCTCTTCCTCCCACCTCGTACTGTGAGTGAGGAGCATATGCAAACTTACCACGAGCCTTGGGGTTGGTCTTGTACTTGATCGTGTTGGACTGGTAGAGACGGTCAGAGTGGTCTGGACCGTGGAGGACATCAGCCTGTACCGCAGTCCCGTCTTGGAGGTTGTCCATCCGAGCAACCGAGTCCAGAGCAGGACTCAGGTTCCGGACATAGTGGTCCTTGCCTGTGGCAGCGATGGAGTCATGGTCATAGTATCGATCCTTGCCAGACTTGTAGGACACAAACGGTGTTCCGTTCTTCTCTCTGCCCATGACGACACTCATACCACCATCGACCTTGAGGGATGCACCGTGGTCTGCCGTGTTGAGACCATTGAGTCTGTTGAACATCGCACGGGAATGATCAACCGAGTCTGATGGAGATCCTGAGTAGAGCATGTCACCAACGTGAATCATGTGACCAGTCGTCTGAATGTTTGGTCGTTCTTCTTGTTCAATAATGAAATCTAAGAATTTTATAGTGTCCATACGAGTATATATAATACGGCAATTAACTTAAAAGGAGCTAACAGATGAACATGAAAGACTTCCACGCTTGGGTAAAAGCAGGCAACTTCGATAAGCCTAAAATGGGTGATGACAGTATGCACACCAGAAGACTTCAGGAACAGAACAAAGATGTTCTCTCTGCAATTCAGAAGATCACAAAAAATGGTAACAAGATGGTGGATCCGAAGTGAAATCGTTTCTAAACTTTGTATCTGAAAACACAGGTCTACAGAAGCAACAGACTGGCTTTGGTTCCACTGATGTTGAATTAGCTGGTGAAAGAGCCAAAGCAGAAGCTGTGCTCACCGCAAGAGGTGAGCAAGTGAGCACCTTCGATGGTATGGGTGATGCTAGAGATCTTCTTCGGAAATCAAATCGTGCTGACCAAGAGGTGAGACAGGCCAAACTTGAGAAGCAAAAATCGATGCACAGCGGTGTCGCTGCTGCAACCCCTACCCCTGTCGCTGGTGGATATTGAAAAAACACTTGATTTGTAGCAAATATCTTATATAATTCGACTACATATCATGTCATTTATCTTATGGAGAATACATTATGACAAAGACCAAAGAAAAGACCCCTGCCGAAGAACTAACAAACCGAGAAGAAGCTACTCCTGTGTTCGAGGAGGGCTTTACTCCTGTATCACACATCACTGTGGTGAAAAAGAATCAGCGATACGTTGGTGTCGCTTCAAAGAAGATCCAACCGAATGAGATTATTGAGAAGTGTGGCTTTGCACCCACCCCATACAAGACACATGAACCAGATCAGAGAGCGCGTCAACTCGCGGGTTTCCTTCCTGTCATGCCATGTGCGTGTGAAGCATGTAAGATCATGGGCCCTACGATTATCATTCCCACGGGTAACATGATTTTCTTTCAGTTCTCGACCCAACCAAACACAAAGATTGAGTTTGATGGTGAGAATGGTATCATAACTCTTCGGTCTCTGACCAGCATGAAAAAGGGTGATGAAGTCTTCATTGACTACACTTCTCTCTACCCAAAGAATGAACTACAACAGGAGTCGATGTTCTCTGCTCCAGAGGGAATGAGTGACGAAATGGTGCAGAAGATGATGCAACAAGGAATGCAACAAGGATAATTTATGCCAAGCTATGACTATATGTGTGAAGCGTGTAACGAGACATGGGACGATTTCCAGATGATATCATCACGGGATGCTCCTTGTAAAAAGCCTTGTCCCCACTGCAAGAAAAAGAAAGTAAAGCGAACACTTCCAACTGAGTTTCCTCAAATGGAGGCTGACTCCACACTGACTGCAAACAAGAAGACTGGTGGTCAGTGGAATGAGTTGATGCACAAGATGAAAGACTATACACCAAATCGATACCATGACAAGTTCGACAAAGCTTCTTCCAATAGCGGGAAAAGGTGGGATAGGTAATGAGCCAGCAGAGGAGTTGTTGCTGCGGACCACAGCAAGAATTCGAATTAGAGTGTTTGCATAGTGACAAGATGAGTCATCATCCGTCACGATATAACCGCAATGATGTAACTGCTCATGGTGAGTCTCGTCCGGGAGGTGGTCAATCTATTACCCACAAGTATAGAAACGCGTCGAAAAAATCTTCTATGTTCGACACAACTGCTCAGCTAGATGCTTACCGTCAGGGCGAAGGACCAAACATAGACACCGTAGAAAACTCTGGTATGGGTTGTTTATTGTGTCAGGGTTCGATGATCATGACATTTCAAGCTAGGGCTTGGTCTGCTGGTGGTATGGTCACCGCAGGAGAAAAGTGTCCTAATCCGTCACAATATTGTGATTCATATATGACATTTTATGATGGGTCTAACAACTATTATCCACAAGAAGAAAAAATGAATGTGCTGTACCTAGCGGCCAAAGATTTTTGGTTTTTTGAGCGGGGACCAACAGGAATACCATTTTCTTCTTTTAACTTTACTGTTCCAGCACAGAAGGCACCGTTCTTTAGAGATGGTGATTATCCATGGACAGCAAATGATCGTCTAGGAAAAAGAGTATCTCCATTTCCAGCAACATTATATGATTGTTTCCTACAAACGCCTCATGTCCCTCAACCAACAGATAATGATGGCTTGTGTCACCCAGAGCTGACAGCTTGTACGAATCCTTTGAATGTCGTTTTTGGATCTGATGACCTTGTACCATCCCGCCAACACATAAAAAAGGCTTACAATACTGGTAATGAGTGTGGTGACGAAAACAGAGACCCAGAATTTGCTTATTATAGTGCTATAAGCTGTGTAAACTTTCAACAAGATAATTTTGTCTGTCCCTCGGTTGGCTCAAATATAAATCATTGGACCAAATACGGTATTTTTAATGGGCCCTGTGGGGGTATCTACGCCCCCGGATTTAGTTCTTGGCAGATGTATCAGATGAGAAAGACACCACACCTCAGATATGCTGCTGATGTCATATCTTATGGTAATGGTATACGAATGTTCCCTGCACCCGGCGAAGCAGTATCCGATGGGACGACCGATCAAGACCAGCCCGAAGATTTAAGGCTGTTTTCAAATGGATATGGAGGGCTGTATGGCACATTGTTCAAAGTTCGTATGTGGGTCAAGGCTGATCAGCATGTCAATAGCGCTTATGAATATCCGTGCATGGATTCGGAAAACACTCATTATGCGTATTACCCACCCGAAACAAATAGAAAGATGCAGACATCACTTTCTAGTGGTGGTTATCGGATTGATCAGAAAATTTGTGCTTCTGGACCGGCTACTATTCTTTATGCATGTTCCGGTGTTCCGGTGTTTTCTAGTGACGTTAAAGAAATTTTTAATGAAGGTAAACTAACCTCGACGCAGGTAGAAATACTAAATGACTATTACTATGGTAGATTAGACCCCAACAACCAAGCTCCGTTCGCTCATTATGTAAATGCAGCACAGAGAAAACATTTTGAATGTGCAACTTTTGCTGGAAGTGATATTGAGGATGGTCTAGGCAACACCGGTAGATTTGTCGCAAAAGATTGGCGACCAGATCAGATTCAAAAATATGATGAGCTAGAGAGCGAATTCAGATCGAAAGCAGCCGAGACTATTGCAGAGCTTGGCGAAAATCTACCACAAGATGTTCTAGAGGCCCTCACCACGTACACAACAATTGAGCTACCAGATAGCATTAAAACACACGTTAGAGATAATGAGTTGCTTCCTGTACAGAAATCTGGCAAAGAATTTCTCAGCATGTTTATCCACAGGAAGGCCCCAAAAGAGTTGGGCAGAGAAGAGGGTACAAAAACACTCATCACTGAAATGCCCCGTTTTCAGGCCTCAGCATTTGACGGTAGAAATTTTGAGATTGATTCGTATGATCCTTGGCATCCAAAAAATACTGGTGCTTGGCCTGCTCTTGGAAAAAAGAGAGATATATTCACCCCCATTCAATTAAGAAGTCCTGACGGTATCGACAGACCGGGTGCCGAAATATTCAATTTTAGATATCCGGTACGATCGGCTTATGCGAGTGCGTTTGCAGGAGTTGGAGAGACGCTGACTGATGAGATATGGGATGAAATCGCACCCAAGTGGGAACGAGATTTATTCGAGATCTGGTATAAAAAGAATCCGGTCTACTTCCACGCAGTCCCCGGTGGTTGGATGTGGTCTGGTGATGGTGTCCTACAACAACCCGGTCAAACATGTCCACCGGGCGTCCCATGTCCAGACACAACAACGGATATATGTCGTTGGTCTAACACATTAAAGAAAACAGGTCTGATTGATAGTGTCCACCAACTCCAGTTCTATGACAGCCCGCTGGCTCTGAGCTTTGGGTGTGATTCATTCCCGAACTGGACCAGATTTATACCCCTTGCGGCTGGTGTAGCAGTTCCATCAACAACACTACAATTAAGAAACAAACCATATATTTCACGATGCGAAGAGCTACCAGATGCGTGTGTTTATCCGGGAGTCTTATTTAGGACTTCCGGTGGGACTCCATGTGACGACGGCGTGCGCTGCGCCTTCAGTTCTAGGGCCACAAGTGCAGCACCTCTGGTTGGTAATAGCTGTGACGAAAGCCAGTTCGATCCACAATGTCTTGAATTTGGTCTACAACCAGATCCAACAGTAAGAAAGAAAAATTGTTGTGGTGTTAGAGCGTTTTATGCTGGAGATAAAAAACAAACCAAAGTTGTCGGTAATGGCACCACAGGTATCGCAAATCGCTCACCAAAGACAATAAATCAAAATTCAACACAAAAAGAAAAGGCAAACTGGAACAGACAAAATCCATCAGTCATGTTGAAGGATCCTTCGTTTTATGGTATACGTTGCACTGAAAGAGGCAACTGTCCAGAGGGATACCAGTGCTGTTGTCCGTCTGGCTGTGATGATGATTGTTTCTGTATTCCTGAAGGAGCTGAATGTGACACTTCACCGTGTTCAAGTGCCAACAGCTTTAACTCGAATTGCTGCGCAGCATATGGTTCATGTTGTTATACCGATTCAGACGGAAGACTAGAAAAGAACTTGGTGGTCTGAACGGCACATTCTACAAATATACCACCTGTTCGTCTGGACCATGTAAGACAACAGTAACGACTGGTGCATGTTTCTACACTGACAAACTTCTTGATCACCAGATCTGTAGACAGACAACACAGGACACTTGTACCGCACTCTCAGGAGAGTTCTTTGCGAATCAGGAATGTTCAGAGTTCAATGATAAAATTACAACTGGTTATGAAACCATAACATCTCAGGTGAATAACAAACCACCTTACCCCGGTGATAGATCATGTGGTAGATTTGGGTTTAGTGTTAATTGTTGCACAGAAATAAAAGACGAAAAGACCGGTGTGGTGACAAGGACGTGTGAGCCAAAGTGTATCGCTGACTGTGATGTCGGTGAGAATGGTACAGCTAGAATCATAAGCGATTGTACATCGTGTGCAGAGTTGGGACATTGCTGTGATGGAGATGGTTACTGTGACTCTAGAGTAACCAAGGAAAACTGTAAAAATGGAACATGGTTTTCTGGTGAAGAATGTGACGCTGAGTCCTGTATCACACCATTCCGGGCGGGCCCGGATCCGGGTACAGGTGAAGGATGTGGGGACGGATGTCCCGAAGGTCAACAATGCCAGAATGGTACGTGTGTTGTTGTAATACCACCATGCGCTAATGATAAAAATTGTCCTGTTGGTCAGATATGTGTTAATGGTCAATGTATTCTGGATGATGATGGTGGTGGTGGTTGCGGTGATGGTGGTGAGGACTGTCCACCATGTACTACATGTCCACCGATGTCTGGTCCTTTGGCGACCGCCTGTTATCCCAGCTTAGTAGCATCGGCCGCAGCTCATTATAATCCACTACCTCCGACTGGTAACGGACCAGAGGGCTGTGCAATTAGTAAGAAGAGTGAGGCCATGGTTGATTGTGTAACTAGACACATTCAAGTTACCAAGATGGGCTTTAGACACGTTGTGTTTGCTTCCGCCTCCAATCTTATAGCTACATGTCCTGTTGGCGGTGGTTGTGATAATATTCCGGGGCGTCCTCGCGTTTGTTGTGCCGCGGCGGCAAATCCAGCTTATTGCTATGCGGAAACAGATTATTGTGGGTCCGGTGGCTGGGACGATCAAGAAGAAGATCTTGAACCAAAACACAGAGCATATTCTACTAGTATTGTATCTTTTTATCCGTTCAAAGTTAGATGTCAACAGGTTCTTTCTGAAGCAGGTTTCTGGCAATGTCAAGAGCTATCTCAGTATTTGTTCCCAGAAGAAATAACTGACTTCGCTGTGGGTATAGCTGGAGTCAATGACTACAGGACTTGTCACAACTCATACTTGGCATATAAAGGTGGAAAAGCATGTGACATTACTCCAAAATTGTGTACATTCAGTGAGGAACAAGACTGTGATGGCAACGGAACCACCGAATTCAAAGAGAACTATAACGTGGAAGGAGGTAAGAACTGTTTCGATCTTGAGTCAAAATTCTTGGGAGCGGATAGAATAAATAAGGCAGCTTTCTGTCCAAATTTGGCGAATTCGAACAAACGTGCCTATTCAATTCCGTTTAAAAACAACGAAACTGACGGTAACACACAACATTTATATGCACCAAGTTATGGTGTTGGTTACATACCTGACTTACATTGTTTATCTAGCGGTGCAGAGAGGCCCGTAGATACCATTCCGTCAAGTTTACCAGATGATAACATTCTCCATGAATGTGCTGAATATTATAATGATAAAATTCTTTCTGACTTGGATGAGTACTACGAAGATCCTCTTCCTGTCACAGAACTCACGTTCACTGATTATAGTGGCGTAGATGAAAAAGACATTGCAGCGAATGTATGTCCTGCTGATTTAGAAAGTGGTGGTCTAGCAAATTACTTTAAAAATGCGAAGGCTGAGTATGTCGATGCGCAGTTCGGTGGAAAGGATAATCCGGGAGACTTCTGGGTCAAGAAGCAGTTCCCCGAACTCGATTACATCCGTCTGTTTGGTGTCGGTTGCTATAATTTCCCCGGAACCCATGAGGGTGGTCTAGCCAACGAGCTGTCAGGACCAGATGGAACAGTTCGTGCAGGTGGAGAGTTCGCAGGAACCATGGTCATGTCATTCAAAAGCAAAGAAGAACTCGACCGGTACGATGTAGTATATGGATCAGAGAATCTCAAGTTGAAGTTTGTCACTCCAGTTGCAGGACAACCGACTGGCTTCCCGATCGGTGGTGAAGGCAGGGACTATACCTTTGTTGCTCAACCATCATACAACATTAGAATTGAAGGTGATTTCACTGCGTGTTTCAGTGAAGATGATCCAAGTCAAGATTGTGCTTATGTTCCAGACGATAGCGGTTCGCCAAATGGAGAGGCAGCGCAGGCTTGCTCTTATGGACAGACTGGCTACCTAAATGGAAGAGGGCTTAAACATGCAGATGTACAAAATGGAACTGATGTCAATGATCCAAATGGAGACGGTTACGATCCAGATCAGCCCTCTACAGTAGGATATTGGGGTAAGGTGTATGAGTTCTGCTCATTCATTGCACCAAACGATCTGAAATTAGACTCACCGTTCACTGTTGGTGTTAACAACAATGACTCTGGTGGTCAACTCAAGCCGGTGTTCATTTTAGATGATGGTCTCGGGAATAGCGATCCAATACCGAAATTCAGTGGAGTCCGTGGTCCTCTGGTCCTCTTGGGCACAGAAAACTTCACCGTTGATCTATCGCGATTCGATGATGTCATAGAAAATCCCTTCTGTGGTATATGCTATACCGAATTGGGTGATGTAGCCACTGGATATTGTACGGACTCAGATGGTAACAGGACCACTGCCTCGACTGAATGGCAGTGTCTCGGTCTCGATGACCCCGACACTACTACCGGCCGCTGCTGCACTGATACTGTCTGCACGGTCACAACTGAAACAGAATGTACCGGTGATTGGAAGGGTAAAGGCACTGATTGCAGTTTCGATTCAGGGGGCGGAACCATCTGTGATGATGGTGGTATCGGAGGACTTCTTCCTGCTGGTAACGGAAATGTATGGACTGACGTTCTACCAAGTGAATTCACCGAAGAGTTATGTTTAGCACCGTCTCTGGGAGGAGCACCGACTTCAAGTTACACATGGTATCCTTCGGTGGAAGGTATAACTAATGGTGGAGCTTTGGGGTGCTGTCAGCACACAAGACAGCGACCGGGAGCAACCGAAGAACCACCGGGGTTTGATTGTTCTGGTGTGCCCGAAGGAGAACCATGTCTCCCATATAGTCCGTGTAGCGAGTGGCAGACCGGTATTGGTGAAGATGACAAACACAACAATCCAGCAAGAACTTATGGTGCCGGTGGATGTTGGTGTGATGAAACAGGTTAAATTTAAGGAAATGCCATGTTACAACAGAATGTAGATAATCCCAAAAAAGAAAAAACATTTTATCGTTATGGTGTACAATACAGTAGCCATATTCCTTCCACAACTGGAATCGCAAAACCAGATTCAAATGCAATCAGAGCCAATCATGGCACATTTGGTAACCCTACACCAAACATGGAAGCGATCAAGAGTATCAATGAAATTGTAGAGAGGCAACAGAAAGAGGAAGCAGAAAGAATCAGAGCCGCAAAGCGGAGTATTCTGGTTCAGAGATTGATATCTTTCAGAAAAACAAAGACCATTTTGTCATACCTACCGACCAAGGTGACCACGTTCTTACAGAATATGCCTACACTTTCACCGAAGAATATTTACAAGTATCTCAGGGCAGAAGTTTCAAACATCGAACAGGGACCAGTATCACTTCCTGTCTATGAAGAACGAAAGAAGATCTGTGGTGACTGCCCGAAGAGAATGTTCCCAGAGGGATACAGTGACCCACTCGGATTCTGTACGGAGTGTGGGTGTGGTGCAAATCCACGAGCACAACTCACAGTCAAACTGAAGCTCCCTGCGACATCTTGTCCGTTAGGTAAATGGGATGAAGCACCGGGTATCTACGAAGGGCTGTGGGGCCGGATTAGATATATAATTACAAGAAGGAGATCGAAGTAATGCAATACACAAGGGTATTAGGTGTAACCGGAGGAACAGGGTTTACCATGGGCGCACCAAACAAGGCAATCATGTTGGTCGGAACCAACGCATCTGTTGTTGCCACTGATATGTACGGAAACACATTTACGATTGACCATCAGGCACGACAAGGATCATCAATTTTCCCTATTCAGGTTGCTTCGATTGATGAGGCAGAGGTCACCAATGGGGTCTATGTCCTCTTTTAAATACAAGGACAGAAAGTAGGAAGAATCTAATGGGAATTGGAAATTACGGAGAAGATCGTATTTACAAAAAAGTCATCAGGGCCCAAGCTGGTCAAGACTTTTCTACAGGAGCACAACCCAAAGGCATCATGTTGGTCGGTACATCGGCACAAATTCATGCATTTGATCAATATGGAAATGGATTCACACTCGATAACCTCGCAAAGCTAGGGTCAACCTTGTACAGTATAGCGCCCAAAAGCGTGGATCATGTTGTTGAGAATGCTACAACAAAGGCATATATTGTTTTTTGAAAAATAACGAACTTTTTCTCATAAGTGGCATATATACTATGTGAGAAACATAAGATCAGTCCTTTTTGTACTCCTGATCGTCATAACACCTAGTTGTCAGTTCAGTGAAAAGTTAGACGACACCGATCGTACACCCCCACCATCCAAGGGTCCACAGACCGAAGAACACTTCATGTTCATAGAGCATGATAATGCTCCTGCTTCCGGCTCTCTGTACAGAAAAGACGGATCATTTGTCGGGTCATGTGTTCTGATAGATGAGAACAGAGCCCTCACCGCAGGACACTGTATCGAGCAGGGTAACCTAGAATACGCCAGATTTGGATCAGAGTTTTTTCTGATTGATGAGCAGTTCCTACACAAAGACTATGACCTTGGTGATGATCTGGGACTCATCACTTTCTGTACACCAGTATCATGTACACCAGTGCCTATAATCAGTATTGAAAATATGCCTTCCATGACTCCACTCCACACAATTGCACATGGAAATGGAGAAAAAAAGGTAAGTCGTGATGGAACTTTCCATTATTATGGTATACTAAGGAACAAACCAAACGAGATTGTTTTTCTACCACTGAAAGCTCATGTCTGGTTTGGTGACTCCGGTGGTGCTCTGGGATACTTAGCTTGGGACAACAGTTTCTATCTACTAGGAATCATCACACACTTCGGTGTCATCGATGGGAAAATATATGAATGTGTTGCGCGTAGGGTTGACAATGTTGATATTGATGGTGATATTTGGCAGCCTTGGTTTGCTAAATAAAGTGAAAGAGGAATCCCCACACATGCAATCATTTGTGACTTTTTTGTTGGAACAGGATCAAACAAACTTATCTTCGGATCCGTCCATAGCTAAAATACAGAGAAAAGCTCGCGAGAGACAGCCTTTCTTTCCAGAGGGTCCAACTCCATACCCCCAAAGAAAATTAGATGGAGACCTCATTCGAAAAGAAATCCAAGGTGATGAGGGTTTTAGGGGTGATCTCTATAAAGATCATAGAGGAAACCCAACCATATTCTATGGTCACCTGAAAAAACCAGAATCACAAGATATATTCACACAGTCAGGGATCTCACCAGACAGAGCAAAGGATCTACTGAGTGGAAGAGCGACCGGGACCAGAGAAGAGGGTCAAGCCGTATTTGATCAAGACATTGGGACTTATGTCGATCGCACAAAAAAATACCACTATACTGATCCCAAGGGTAGATTCAAACAGGGCGATCCACGAATTCCTGATCTAGAGTATTATAATCCAGAATTCCAAGCTGCTGCGGTGAGTAGAACATTTCGAGGCAAGGAAGGTCCGAAGACAGACGCACACATTCGTGACAGAGATTTTGAAGCAGCAGCTAAAGAGCACCTTGATGATGATGAATATAGAAGAGAAAAGAGAGCTGGGTCGGGTGTTGCTCCTAGAATGGAGCGAGGATCAGAAGCTATTCGATCCGCTACATTCGACAGTAGAGCAAAAGCATATGAGTACACGGATGAGCAGGGAAGAACACAAACTCGTGATCCATTTAAACTCTTCCCCAAGCCAACTACTCCCGCGACTAGAACAACCACACAAGAACCAGAGAGAAAAAGAAACCGCCTTACCACTGCCGGTAATTTAGGGTTCATACCAAACAAATAGCGCCATTGGGCATCGCTACCTA